TTACACACTGACTTTACGCATTGATGAAAACACTTCTTTCGTAAGCTCAGCATCTCGTTCGCGTAATTCTTTGATGATGTGCGAATAAACTTCCATCGTGATCTGTGGGTTTGCATGACCCAGTCTTTCAGAAACATAAAGAACGGTTGCGCCGGAATACAATAATATACTAGTGTGTGTATGACGCAAATCATGTACTGAGATTAAGTCGATTTTTAAGTCGGTTAAAATAGCCTTTAAAACCTTGTTAGCGCCTTCGTTTGTCAGTACCCCATATTTACTCTTGTCACTGTGGAAAACCAAACCACGGAAGTGTGAAGGGGTATTTTCGAATAAATTTTTAAAAGCTCCAAGAATCGTTTCATCCAAATCAATAATCCGGTCGGAAGCGCCGTCACCTTTTGTCGGACCGAAACCGGTTCCATTTTTATAGTCCCAAGTTTTATTTATGCGTAGTGTACCTTCATCAAAATTAAAATCCGATCGTGTTAAGCCAACTAATTCACCAAAACGCATTCCAGTAACTAACGCTAAGAGTAATAAATAATTTACTAGCTTTTTGTTATCCAAACGATTATAAAGGGCGTTAAGCAACTTTTCGCTTTCGTGCAAATGCAAATGTTTTTCTTCTGGACGTTTCGTCGGATTGCTCCCAGAGAACTCAGACTTTCTAGTAAAGTCTACACGGATCAGGCCTTCGTCCACAGCGTCCTTTACACAGGCCCGAATATGAGTATTTAGCTTCTTAGTGGTGAACTTCGCATGAGTTTCTGCATAATTGTTCAGAAATAGTTGATAGGCAGCTTTATTTATACTCTGAATAGGTTTATCGCCAAAGTATTTTTTTACCGTCTCATAGCTATTTAAATAGCGTTCGTAAGTTGTGATATGTTTATTTTTTTTGTAAAGATTTATCCAGTCGTGAAAGTATTCGGCGAAAGATGTGGATTTTGTCACTGGTGCGATGCCTTTTGACAATCCAGATTCTATTTCAGCAGCAGCCACTTGAGCATCCTTTTTAGTTCGAAAACCTCCTTTACGAATGGGCTTCGATTTCCCGTCTACCATTCGACTGACTGTATACTGCCACGTTTTTCCTCTTTTTGTTACGCTGGCCATAAAAATTCCTCCTTTAGGGTAAAAGAAAAGAGCAGAGAGACTGCTCTAAATTAAAAAGTAGTTACTGATTTTTTTAGTTTTCCAAGGATTTGGACATTCTTTACTTCATTGAGATCAAGAACTCTCGTTTCGTATTTGTCGTTAGAGCTTTCTAAAATTAATGTGTTCCCTTTTTTATAAACTTTTTTCAATAATGTTTCTTCACCCACAACAACTGCCGCAATTTCTCCATTTTCAACTTCGCTTTGTTTCCTGATTAATAATTTGTCCCCTTCAAAAATTTTAGAGCCTGTCATTGAATCACCTTGAGCGATTAGCATTATGTATTCTCCACCATTTAACCAATCTCTGGGAACATCTTCAAAGTCGATAGGGTCTTCAAAAATAATTCTGCCATTCCCGCATGAAATTTGACCGTATATAGGCAACCTTATAAAATTAAAAGCTTTATAAGAATGTTCTGATTTAAATTGATTATTTATACCCATGTAATCGGTAAACGTTTCATTGATTTCTAAATTATCTCTGTCTTCGGTTGGTTTGTATGATGGTTTTTCATTAATGTCTGGAAAAAAATCATTAATATTAACTTCCAAAGCGTGAGCAATGGCAAAAATCATATCTTGATCCGGCTCATTAGTTCCGTTTTCATAAGAAGAAATAGTATTATGTTTTACTCCAATTTTCAATCCCAACTCTTTCTGAGTTAACTTTTTAGCCTTTCTAAATTTCCTAATTTGCTGACCAACGTATTTTGTAATATCATGCGACATTTTATTTTCCCCTCTCGAATAACTTCTTTCCTTATTATATATCATGTTTCATGAAGTTGTCTACAATTTTTTTCATCATTTATGAAGTTTTTTGTTGTAATATTTTTTAACTTCATGTATCATGAAATTAATAAGTCAGGGGGTGATGAAATGCAAAGCAAACTAATATCACTTAGAAAGTATCATGGCATAACTCAAAAGGATATGGCAGATGAACTAGAAGTGGATCTTAGAACTTATATCAACAAAGAACATGGAGATTCACAATTTAAAATCAACGAAATGTTTATTATTGCAAAAAAGTTGAATACACCAATAGGTGATATTTTTTTACCGCCTAACTTCATGAATCATGAAGTTTCAGCGAAGAAAGAAGGTGAATGTCAATGCAGCAACTCTCAGTATGTTTGACAATACCGATTCCAGAAGACTCCGTGCTGATTTCGAAAGTAGAATTGGAGCAATTAAAACAAAGCGAATTGCACGGAGTTTACTGGAACATGAAAGACCTCGAACAACGGACTGGCCGGAAACAGGGATGGTTGAAAGAAAACGTTCTATATCCCTCGAAGTTTCGAAAAACTTTAGATGTTGAAAGTGGCGGGTTTGTTTCTTATCCGCAAGCTTCTGGACAACCTTGGGTTTTTCAAGCGACTAAAATGGCTAATTTTTTGGACGAGAACTTTCATCGCATTTTCAAAGAAAACTGAACAATATATTTTTTTGGTAATGAATTGGAATAAATTTCTTCAAAAAATAGTGATTGGATAAAGCATGTAAATGAAAAACAAGTATCAATATTATCCAATTGGAAGGAGCAGTCAAATGCTAAACGAACAAAACGTTATCGAAGTGATGACACTCGGCGCAATTGCCAGCGGCTTCATCGGAGCTGTAGTCGGCGCTTATGTGCTGGACCGGGCGAATGAGAAAAACTCGGGCCGGGAAGTCCACAGACAGTTTAATACTAATTATGCGCGCAAGATGGCGGCTCTGGCTACATCGTCAGGGACTATTCGGAAGGGGTGGAATTGAAATGGCATTTGAAAAGTCTTTAGTAAACACGATTGAACGACCAGAAATAAACGGCATCCAGAAAATTTATAAGTTTGACAATGATATGGGCGCAAGCGTCATCAAACACGATTATTCATATGGCGGCGATCAAGGATTGTGGGAATTAGCTGTAACTCAATACGAGGGTGAAGATTGGCACATCAATTACAATACGCCGGTTACTAGCGATGTAGAAGGTTATCTTTCTTGGGAAGATGTTGAAAATTCACTTCGTAAAATCAGCGAGCTTGAGGAAGGGGTTTATTGAAATGGTCTTTCTCAGAGTAACTGAACCATACGGTGGCACTCAAATCGTGAATATGGACAAAGTTGAACGCATTACGGATGCCGGCGCAGGACAGGCGAAGTTTTGGTTTAGCAGTGACGATGTGGACACAATGCTCGTCCAGGAAAGCTTTAAGGAAATCGAAAAGATGCTCGATGTGGCATTAACCGGTTATCCAAGAGTGGTCGATAAAAAAGCAATGGAAATGGTCACTTCGCTTCCGCCAGCTTTACGAAATGGGATGAAGGGTGGTTTGAAATCCAATGGATATTGAACATCCAGATATTGACCGGATCCAGCGCACCGGCTATCCATCCACAGACTATCTTGAATTTGAACGGCAGCAGGAAGAAGAAATGGAGGAAGAAGAATGAATGAACTAACTTTTATACACAAAGACTTATATCCAACAGCATTAAAGCTAGTGAAGAATTTCGTTTCAAAATCAGAAACACGCCCGATACTGATGTACTCGCTCCATACAGAAGATGGGGGCATGTGGGCGACAGACTCGCATCGTTTAATAAACATTCAAGATATTCACGGTTATGAAAAAGAATTGCTGGTACATGCAAAATCAGGAATGCTAGCTCATGGTGAATTTCCTAAAGTGGACCACTTGCTAAGTGACACTGAAAAGAATAGTGAACTATCCATAATTTTGGACAAAGAAAAGATTCAGCTGTGGATGATCTTATTCAAACAAATCGCGGCTATGGAGAAAGCATTGAAAGAAACCTTCCATGCTTCCGTTAAATTAAATTTCGCTGACGAGGGACTGAACATCGAAGTCTTAACTGGAAAGATTCGAATGACGCTGCCGGGCGAGGTTGTGAAAAAACCATCGAAGTTTGATTCAATATCTTTTTCAGCAGAATTTATGAAACAAGCAATGGAAGCATTTATGCAGCTTGAATCCAATGAAGTCAAAATATCTTTTGACGGAAGAAATAAGCCGTTCTTGATGACTGATTCGGAACGAGTGAAAATTCTCCTTCTTCCAATTAGAACATTCTAAGCAACGCTTTATTTTTTTACCACCCACTGTCAAATCTTTCTTGAAAGTTAGACGGAAATTCACTATCGGCTGTAAAAGTTTTGGAAGTCAGAAATTATTGGCATTGAAAGGGGTGAGGGCGTTGAGTGTAAAAAGCGCAAAAAAATAGACCTTCTGCTCGAACAGAAAGTCTACACCGTAAGCCTCTGGTGAGGAATAACAAAACTTAGTGATAGTTTATCACGAAATGGAGGAAAAAGCATGTCTGATTTTATCGAAGAAATTGAACGCGCCAAAGAAGAAGCTGAACGTGCATCTTTCCAGATCGATAACTTGGAAACGCTCGGCTGGGCATTCCGGAAATTATCTGCACTGCAAGCGAAAGAACAGGAAATTAAAGAATACGAGAAAGCTGAAATTTTCCGTATCAAGTCTTGGGCTGCTAAAGAAACTAACAAACTGGATGATGACATTCAATTCTTCCAATCACATATTGAGCGGTACCATTTCAGAAAGTTGCAAGAAGATCCAAAAGCTAAAACGCTATCAACGCCATATGGAAAGAGCAAAAGCACGACTTCGAAGCCCTCTCCACAATCTGTGGATGATACAGCGCTGCTCGAGCACATTAAGTCGAACGGCTTCACTGATTATTTGAAAGTGGAAGAGTCGGTGAAGTGGGGAGATTTTAAAAAGCGAATCCAAATCACTGAAACGGACGACGGATTTGCTGCATTTGATGAAAATGGCGAGAAAATCCCTGGCGTCATTGTTAAGCCGGAAAACATTTCGTTTAAATCGGAGGTGGAGAAATGAGTTTTGCTCCTAAGAAAGCGCGGCGAGAAAAACAAAAGGCCGTCATTGGTTTCATCGGTGCAAGCGGAAGTGGAAAAACAGTCTCGGCATTACTCACAGCTTATGGGATGATGCGCGAAGCTTATCCAGATGCTAGCGAAGAAGAAGTCTGGGAGAAGATTGGTGTTGCAGATACAGAGCATGGCCGTTCCCTTCTCTACGCAAATGAACAATTTGGTGAGGTAAAGGTCGGCGAGTTTCTTCATATAGACTTCGATCCACCTTATTCAACAGAACGATACAACGATGCGGTGCAGGCGTTGAAAAATGCTGGATGCGAAGTCGTTATTATTGATTCCCTCTCACATAACTGGCAGGGAGAAGGCGGCATTATCGAAACGCATGCCGGTATGTCAGGTAACTCGTTTCAAAACTGGGGGAAGCTGTCCACAGAGACAACCAGCCTAATCAAAACTTTAACTCGGAATAACGTTCATATCCTTTGTACACTTCGGACCAAGACGGAGTACGTTGTTGAACCGAACGAGCAAGGTAAGTCGGCACCGCGGAAGATTGGCACGAAGCCTGTTCAGAAGGACGAAATGGAATATGAATTCATGATAAATTTCGTCATCAATGCGGAACACTTAGCCGAGACCACAAAAGATAACACTCGATTATTCGAAGGGAATCTCGTTCGGCTAAATGAAGATGTCGGCTCCAAGCTTTATAAATGGCTCGAGCTAGGCGTTGATATCAAAGCCGAAGAAGCTGCAGAAAAAGCTAAAGAAGATGAAGAACGGGCGGAACTTGCTAAAGAAATCCGCAAGCTTGAACAAATCTCCGAAGCCCATAAAGCAAAGGTAACGGAATTTGAATATAAAACCAAAGCGAAGGTCGAGGACTTTAATTTGCTGCTTCTCGAACGCGCGAAATCATTGCTTGAAACTATCGAAGCACCTGCCACGGAAGAACAAACAAACTAAAACCTATTGGAGGAATTACACATGATTAAAGTAGACCACAGCCAAGCACCACAATTCGAGGAATTCAAGAACGGATTTTATGAAGCAGTCGTTACAGAAGTTAAACCAACTAAAACTAAGGGCGGAAAACCAATGTTAGTTTTCAATTACATTGTCCGCGATGATGTCAATCAGCCGTGTAAGAAAAAGCAAATCAACTTCGATAACTTTGTTATTCAAGAGGATAACGAATACTTCCCAGGATTCTTTAACCAACGATCTAAAGCATACGGAATTCCAAACGGGGTTGAATTTGCTACTTATACCGAGTGGGGACAATCAGTTGTGGGGAATGCGGTAAAACTGAAAGTTGAAGCTGTCCAGTCTGGACAATATGTAAATGCTAATGTCGTAGGCTGGTACCCAACAGAACATCCGTTAGGCTCAGCTCCGGCAACAGAAGATCCGTTTACAAACGGTTCGGGACCAATCAATGTATCCGATGAAGATCTTCCTTTCTGAGTCTAAAGTCCTAACTAAATTACCGAGGGGATAAAACCCCTCTTTCTTTTTATCAAAAATGAGGTGAGAACAATCGAACTGGAATACAAAGTAGACGGCATGAGAGTTAATTTAGGAGCGATTCCAGCGGAATTGAAGGAATGTCCTCAATGGATCGTGTGGAAGAAAGAGCAACGAAATGGGAAATGGACAAAGATTCCCTACCAGGTCAACGGTGAAGCTGCTCAATCTAATAATCGCAATACCTGGTCAACTTTTGAAGAAGCGTCGCAGGAGTTCTTAAATAATACGAAGTATGACGGCGTTGGTTTCATGTTTTCAAAAGATGATGAATATATCGGGGTGGATATAGATGACTGTCTCGAAGGGGATGTCGTTAATAAGTTCGCTGCTGAAATCATCAATCTCTTAGATTCATATACAGAATATAGCCCGAGTGGAAATGGAATTCACATCATCGTTAAAGGTGAGTTGCCGGCGCACATTACAGGCACAGGTAAAAAAGATTCGAAAATGGGATTAGAAGTTTATCGACACGGAAGATATTTCACTTTCACCGGCCATCGAGAAAACGATAACGATGTATATGAAAGAACAGAAGAAATTGAAGAATTATTCCGGAACTACCTAAAAGTCCAGAAGCCGATTAAGCAAGATAAAGTCGGCGGCAAAACGATGAATCTAACGAATGCTGATTTATGGGTGAAGATGTTCAATGCGAAAAATGGAGCTGCTATTGAGTCTTTATACAAAGGCGATCTAATCAATAATGATCATTCTTCATCAGATATGGCACTTTGCAACCACTTAGCATTTTGGACAGGAAAAAATGAAGTTCAGATGGATGCTATGTTCCGGGAGTCGAGCTTGTGGCGCGAAAAGTGGGATAAGGTCCATTACTCCACTGGAGAAACATACGGTGAAATGACCTTGAAGCAGGCCATCGCCGGATGCCAATCAACTATCCTGGACCATGAAAATTCTCAGTATCAAATCCACATAGCAAACAACAGCGATGACACATTCGTTGATGAAAATACGCTAAAGGATCTGAACAAATTCCCTCTATCTGAAATGGGGAATGCTGAACGAATTATCGATAAGCATGGAGATAATCTTTATCACATTAAAGGCGTTGGTTGGAAGATATGGGACGGCAAGCGCTGGGTTGACGACTATATGAGCAAGATTGAGGTTTGGACTTCTCAGACGCTCAGAGAACTGTTTAAAGGTGAAGAAGTCCACCGGAAATGGGCTAAGTCGTGTGAGCGTCGTAGTATCCGCATGAGCAGCATTAAAGACGCCGAGCCGATGCGCCGCATTGAGCGAACAGAGTTTGATTACGATTTGAACCTATTCAATTGCAAGAACGGGGTCATCGATTTAAGGGATGGGAAAGTGCTTCCTCATTCAAGAGACTTTATGATGACGCAAATTTCTCCTGTTGAGTACGATCCATTTGCAACTTCGCCAGTGTGGGATGCGTTTTTAGAATCCATCTTTCAAGACGAACAGGGCAACACGGATCATGACCTTATCAAATATATTCAAAAAGCGATTGGTTATGGATTGACCGGAGAAGTAACCGAACAAGTTATGTTCTTCTTCATTGGTGGTGGCCGTAACGGTAAATCAACCTTCATTAATACGATTCAGCACATTATGGGAGATTACGCACGTCAAACGAATACCAATACATTCGTTAAGAAAACAAATGAATCTGCAGCCAATAACGACATTGCCCGATTACACGGCTCTCGCTTTGTATCAGCTGTGGAAAGTGAAGAGGGTCAGCACTTATCGGAATCTCTTGTGAAGCAGCTGACAGGCGGAGAGAAGATATCTGCTCGATTCTTGAATCAAGAATTTTTCGAGTTCACACCTCAGTTTAAGATTTATTTCACTTCAAATCATAAGCCAATTGTCAAAGGCGCCGATGAAGGGATTTGGCGGAGAATCAAAATTGTTCCGTTTAACGTAACCATCCCGAAAGAGAAAGTGGATAAACGATTAAATGAAAAACTTATGAATGAATTGCCAGGGATTTTTAACTGGATGATAAAAGGCGCGCTTATGTGGCGAAAAGAAGGTCTTGGCACCACCGCTGCCGTAGATGCTTCCACAAAAGATTATAAAGAGGAAATGGATTTAATCGATCCGTTTCTAGAAACTCATTGCTTCTTAGCAGAGAACGCAAAAATTGAAGCGAAAGAACTTTATAAGAAATACGAACAATACTGCTTCGAGTATGGTGACTTTGCACTTAAAAACCGAACATTCTACCGAATTCTTGAAAGTAAAGGGTTTAAGAAAAAGCGAGGTACTTTAAACAAAGTCTACATTTACGGCATCGGGCTAGAGGGAGACCGATGGAAATATATCGAGCAAAATCCTTCAACAGTTACTGAATCAGTAACTCAAAAATCAGAAGAAAATTCTTTTAGTAACTCAGGAAAACAGGAGCAAAAAGCAATGAAAAAAATCTAAAAAATCTAGATGTATCAAGGGTTTGGCAGAAATGATTATTTTCCTAATTATTCTTATTTAGTTATTAGAGTTACTGAAATTACTTAAAAATAACTCAGTGAAAATAAAACGATATAACCCTTCTTCATGGGAGCCTGAGCAAAAAACGAGTAACTTTAGTAACTCGAACACTGGATAAGTAGTCTTGAACCGTTGGTATGAAAGGATTTTACGGCAGTTACTAAACTTCAAAACTTAGTAACTGAGGGGGTTTTTCAGTAAAGAAAAGTAACTAATTGAGGTGAAAAAGCCGTGATTTATAAAAATATCATCGAAACCTTCGAAAAGTGCGGTTCACCATTAAAAATTGTGAATGGAGAACTTTTCTACGAAGATAACGATTTAATTCCCGAACATTGTGTGGATCTGGCGAAAGAATTTAAAACACGAATAATTGATTATTTGGAAGGTCGACAAATGAACCAACTGTTTAAGCGAGATAATCTGTTCATGCAAATCATGTATTTCTACCGGAACATATCGGATGCATCCAACGAGCATATCGAACGCTGGTTAAATACCGACAGTGAAGCTGCTTCGGTATTCACAGAATTAACCGCAGCTTATGAATCCTGTGGATGGGACGACATTTCTAAGGTTCCGTTCAATTATGAAAATGAAGAAACGATTCTGCTGATGGAAAAACTTTATCAAAATGGGATCCGGTTCTTTAAGAAGGAGGCGGCATGATGATTCGCTACTCCTACACAGAGAAAGAAATGAAACAGATTCTAGATTCCATGACCATCATAGTGGATACTCGTGAAAAAATGAATGACCACATCTTGCAATACTTTAAAGCAAAGAAAATTCCGTTTGCTATCAAAACAATGAAAACAGGTGACTACAGTTGTTTGATTCCGAAAAATGAGGACCTTGGTATCAATCGAGATATTTATCTAAGTTCATGCCTAGAACGGAAAAATGGAGTGGACGAATTAATTGGTAACTTGAGCAAAGATAAACGGTCGGCATTTGAAAATGAGTTGATTCGCGCCAGTCAAAATCCCTTCACTCTGATTGTGGAAGATGCAGAAGGCTATGGCAAAATTCTAGCTGGCGTCTATAAGAGTCAATACGATCCGAAAGCTTTACTCGGAAGTCTAAAAACATTCGAAGCGCGTTATGATTTCTCGATTGTTTACCTAGATCCAAAATATACCGGCAACTATATTTACTACCACTTCTTATATCAGACACGTGAATATTTGAAGAAAGGGATGTTTTGATTGAGAAAAGGCATCGTCAACATCACTGCCCGTTCTGAACAGGAACTCGCCATGCGGATCCATGAACTCGAAGCGAGAGGGTATACGATCAAGCATCAAGCGCCAGTCCAATACGCCGACCGGCAGGAAATTTCCTACGATAGCACTCGCCGGGGCAAGAGCAAGAATTTCTTCCAGTACAATGCCCTGCCGGCTTATCGGGTGCAGATGGTGAGGGAGGAAGTAGAAGCATGAGAAGTCACTACGAAAAAGTAATAGCTGCAATTCCGAGCTGGAAGCCAACGTATCGGATTCCGCATTTCGGAGTCAATGCCATTAAACACATTTGTGGATGTGACACAGCACAGGCTGTTGAGATTTTGGACCGGCTTACCTATGAAGGGGCTGTGCCGAAGGAGAAATGGTGAGCAAGTTGCTCGGTAGTAGAATCAAACTATAGAGGAGTGGGAAATTTGGAAAGAAAAATAAAAATGGAATTACACCACGATCATTTTCAGAACTTTAAGCGGTATAACATTCCGCGAGCACAGTTGGTTATCGCAGATATACCATACAATCTGGGCAACAACGCTTATGCGTCAAGCAACCAGTGGTATGTGGATGGGGATAACAAAAACGGAGAAAGCGCACTGGCCAATAAATCATTTTTCAAGACTGACGAAAATTTCAATTTAGCTGAATATATGCACTTTTGCAGCAAGTTATTGAAAAAAGAGCCGAAAGAAAAAAACGAAGCGCCTGCCATGATTGTTTTTTGCTCTTATCAACAAATGCCGATGATCGAGCAGTACGGGAAGAAGTATGGATTTAACAAGTCGTATCCGTTGTTCTTTATCAAAAATACGAGTTCGCAAGTATTGAAGGCAAACATGAAAATCGTCGGCGCCACGGAGCACGCGGTTGTTTTGTACCGAGATAAGCTGCCGAAATTCCGCAATGGAAAAACCGACGATTCAAAAGGGCGCATGATTAAAAATTGGTTTGATTGGAAACGCGACAACGCGAAGGAATACCCGCGAGTACACCCGACGCAAAAGCCGATCAACCTATTGAAAGAATTAATCGAAATATTTACCGATGAAGGCGATGTAGTCATTGACCCATGCGCGGGAAGTGGATCTACTTTAAGGGCGGCCTACGAATTAAACCGGCACAGCTACGGCTTTGAGATCGAAAAAGAATTTTATAACAAAGCAAAAGAAACGATTTTAGATGTCAGCCACATAAACAAGTTTAAACAACTTGAAATTGACTACGACTTTGACGCGATTTAATACGCCATACGACCAAACAGCCGAGAAATGAAAGGATGATTCCTTATGAATATCTTACTCATTTTATGCTTCCTGCTCGTCGCGCTGGTGTGTTTCGCCAGCGGCATGGCGACGGGGGAATTTATCACAAGCGAAGAAGCGAGAAGAAAACGGAAGGAGAATAGCAATGGATAAAGAGGAACTGCGGTTGAAGCGCCAGGCGATCCTGCGGGAGATTGACCGACTTGAATATAAACGTTGCGAAAAATGTATGGGCAACACAACCACGAATGAACAACGGAATTGCAATTGCCATGCAGCGAAGAAAATCCGAAAGTTCGGGGAAGAATACAGCAGCTTGACGATGACTAGCAAACAAGACCGTCTTAATCGGATTGTGGAAGAATTCCATCGGAAAGGATTAACACCTGAACTGTACAGACGATTCCGTGAAGCTGAAATCAGCAACAAAGAAATTCGCAAGCTGATTGGCTGGGACGAAAGGAAGCTAAATGAATGGCGGAACGAAAATGGCTTTGCGTTAAGAGTGAAAAAGCCGAGCCAGTCTCCTATACAAGTAAAGGCGATCGATGCCGAAGAAAACGGATTAACCTTAGCCATTTATAAGAATTCGAAGAAAATCGGTTTTACGGATAAAGAAATCCGTGAGAAGTATCGCTTGAGTCAAACGGCGTTAGTTAAGTTCAAAACAAAATATAATTTGATGTTGCCGCCCGGAAAACACGCGAAAAGGCTTCCGAGGCAAATCAGTGGAGGGGTCAAATGAAAACCATCAAACAAGCTGTACTGGAAACCATTGAGCAGCGTTTAACTGAACAAACGGATAAAGGCAGCGCCAAATACGGACAATCCCTTGATGAGGTTCCTGTGCACGCCTACGACTGGAATTTAATGGCCGCAGAAGAAATGATTGACGGCTTGCAGTATCAGCAAATGGAGATTAAGAAGTTGAGACGCTTGAATAGCATTTTAGAAGATGAGAATAAAAAACTCAAATGGGAGTTGAAGATGCGATGAGTGAGAAGGTGTTGTTGACGAAGGAACTGGTACAAGAATTCGAGTCTTTCAAAGTATTAAGAAATTCGCTAGATGAGTGGGCTCGTGACAAACAGGACCCAAACGCAGCGAAGTCGATAATTCACGAATTAAGTTTCGATCAAATGGCTCGTGCATATTTAATCGGCTACGAAATCGAAAAGCCGAAGTTTCAGCCGGGGGACAGGGTGATTCATATAAATTATACAAATCATCCTGATTGGAAAAAAGATTTCAAAATTGCTGAGGTACTCAAGCAATCAGAATATAGAAGTCGTGTTTTCTTTGAACTTAAAGATTTCGGTGATTATGAAGAAAATTATATCCGCCACGCCACTCCAGAAGAAATCTACTGGCTGGAAACTCTCGGCAGAGACAAGGTCATGGACTTCCATGAGAACGACATCTACGTGGATGGAGACGGTGATTTATTTGAGCTAAGTCAAAACGGGCAGTGTGATAATTATACGCGATTCAGCTCTGCCGAAAAATGGTATAAATCTGGCGGAGATTTTAAAGGCGTCTACCCAGCAGACGCTTTCAAACCGTTTCCGAAGGAGGAATCCAAATGAGTGAATCAAATATCGAACGATTGCGACGAATAAAAAAGGAATGGCTCTCTATACAAATTCACTTTACGTGGCTGAGTGGTAAGGAACTGAAATTATTTCAAATGAGTGATGATTTTGAATTTCTTGTTCAACAAGCTGAGCGATTTGAGATTCTTTCAGAATATCATGATGGAGCGTTAGCTGAAAATCGAAGATTACGTGAAGCGTTGGAATTTTATGCAGACGCTAAGAATTGGTCTGTGGAAATTATTAAAGATAACGGAAATAAGCATCGCATTGCACACGTAGTAAATGGTGACAGTGGGAATATTGCCAGTAAAGCATTGGAGGGAACGGAATGATCGATGAATATGGCTGGTCAATCGTAATCTCAGTCTATTTAGTCTGGGGGATTGGAACAGGGATTCTCCTGTGGGTGTTATTCAAAATTTGGGAGAAAGTTTTTACTGAAATTCTAACAGTTTTCAAATTAAAGAAAGCTTTTATTGATTTCATCATTGACCGTAGAAAGAAGAAATCGGTTTATACACCGAAATTGAAAAAGGAGAGTGAGCGAAATTGATTATCGGCAGAAATCAACCTGTGCGTCATTGGCTTAGACAATTATTTGCAGAAGCTTTCGAGCGAGATTTAAAAAATGCCATAGAAGAACCGTTCACATACGAAAATAAGAAAGCGAGGGCACAAGATGAATATCGCAAATTTATTCGAAATCCAAAGAAAACTAGACGCTGAAATTGAAGCAAAGCATCCGACTGCTGCGGGTGAAGATCGATTGGCAAAACGCATACTGGCTTTACAAGTGGAATTGGGGGAATGTGCGAATGAATGGAGAGGGTTTAAGTTTTGGAGTACGGATCAGAAAGCGAGAACAATCGATAAAAAAGTCGTTTATGACCCTAACCCTGAAAATACGCAATCAGCGAAATTTGTTAGAACGAATCCACTCCTTGAAGAATATGTGGACTGCTTGCATTTCATTCTATCTATTGGCAACGGCTTAAACTTCGATATTCAAATGCTCGAGCAAATGGTAAGTCCGAAAAAAATGAAAAATCCTGTGGACCAATTCTTGTGGACAAATCGAGGGTTAACTAATTTATACGAAGCACATAGAGATATGACGCCGACCAGCCGACCGCATTATTACTTACTTCTATTCGATGCGATTATGGGACTCGGTGAAATGCTCGGCTTTACATGGAATCAAATCGAAGAAGCCTACATGAGCAAAAACGCCATCAACCATCAACGCCAGGCAGAGGGGTATTGATATGGTTCCTAAAAAACGCAACGTCGGCGATAAATATCGACCTGTAGCCACGGTGATGAAACGAAAGAATGGCGTACCGACTGTATTGAAAATTGGGAAGCTGCGGTATGTGTTGGATGCTTCGAGTAAATAGAGGGGAGAGTGGAAGATGAAATTCATCAAAGTCACTAAAGCGCAATCCAAGGAAAAAATAGCATTGCTAATTTCAGATGTAACTAAATTAGAAACTGACAAAATTCCCAGTCATCACCGCAGTATTGATTGCACAAAAATATATTATGGTGCCGATCATTGGGTGAGAGTCGAAGAATCGATAGATGATGTATTAAGGATGTTGGATAAAGGTTATCCAGTGAATACTGAATGACCACCGAACAACGCAACGAACTGATTGACGAACTGGTGAATCGGACGAAGATTCGCCGGAGTTATTTTGAAGCTTTATCAGATTCTCGTCTTTTAGAGGAAATAGATAAATTGGGATTGATTTATTGAAAAGGAGTGAACCAATTGGCTAAATCGTTGTTATGGATAATCTTCATTCTTCATTTTATAGCCGGCATGATTATTGCTTACGCAGGCGAGGAAGTCTCGCTTACCACTACTATTTTATCGATTGGCATTTTAGGCGTTATAGCTATCTGTGAATCAATCGAGAAAATAGGTAAATAAAATTTATATGAATAAATGAGGAGTGAACCAAATGGGCGCATTCATTGCTAGGCAACCAAACGGGTTATTGTGCAGGTTCTCTTCTGTGGTTGATTGTCCGACGAAATGGAATATGACCGATGAAGATTATCTGAATAATGCTACAGGCACCGTAAATAATCGTGAACACGGACAAGATATTTTAGATAACTACATGCAGCCTTTCACCGAAGTGATTGAATACTTCCGAACAGAAAACATGAGCGCTGCAGAATTTATCGATTTTCTTATTGATGTGGGTTATATCGAATTAAAGGAGTGAAAGCCAGTGACCACCAAACGAAAAGAAAGAGCCTACTTTTTAGTAGACTCCATTTCTTCCAACTTTTCTTTTATGGCAGCTTCAACGATCCGAGACTGAGGAATCATCGTTTTTTCTGAAACCTCTTTAAGTTTTTCAATCAGTTTTTCATCGAGAGAATAAGTTACTTTTATTTTCAAATTAACCAACTCCTTTAGCAGTAATATACCATACATTTATTGTATGAACAATGGTAATATGTTACAATAAGTGTATGGTATATCTAATTAAGGAGTGATGAAATGAAATACAAATGCTTCTGTCATCGGGATGATTTTAGAGATTTAACTAAAGAAGAATTAATGACAATGCTTCGAACTGTTAACAGCTTTTCGACAAAAGAATTCGTAGTCCATTATAAAATTCCTGAACGAGATTTTCACATGCTTATGATCGAAAGAAAAATGAACCCATTAAAATCTATTGGAGTTTATCAAGATGTGAAAGCAAAAGATTTCACTGGTTTATATATGTCTGATGAAATGATTAAAGGTTACAACATACAAACTCCGGCAAAAGCTACTAAAAAGTTAAAGTTTCCAAAGTTCCTAATTAAACCAAGGATGCCAAAAGAAATCAGAAGAGAGCGTCGAAAAATGTCAAAGGGTTTAATAAGAGAAATCAAAGAAATCTATAAAAACAAATGCGCTGTTTGTGGAACAGAAAAGAATATTGATATTCATCACATATTACCTGTTTCTGAAGGTGGGGAGTCATTGCCTCACAATCTTCAATTGCTTTGTGTGGAACATCACGCAGAAGCTCATAAGGGTGAACGTGCTTATAATCTCATTAAAAGTAGAGCTATAAAGTTAAGGGAGTGATTCGGTGTTAGATTCATATAGATTTTATGAAGATTTAATCATGGAGATTGAAGTCCTGGAATTGCAAATTGAATCTGCAATACAAGAACGTGAGAACTGGCATTTCATGAATAAACATCGAATAGGTAAACACTTACCACTTGATGAAGTATTGATCCGTATGGATACATTAGCCGAGCGCATCGAATGGCTGACAGAACGAATCGAAGATAAGAAGAAGCTTCGCCGGAATATACAAGAGAAGCTGAACGGCTTTGAAGGATTGGAGTACAAAGTAGCCTACCTTCGAATTGTCCAAGGTAAACGATTGGAAGATATAGCAGAGGAACTTGGCTACTCAGTGGATTGGATAAAGAAAGTATCAGCTACCGTAACTAAGCACTTAGAAAGCACTGACATAGTTTACAAAACCATGTAATCTAGTATTGTAAACTACTATGTATAAGCTACTTTGGTTGGCAATATCAAATATAAAGCGCTTGTGATGATACTCCGGTACATCGCAGGCGTTTTTCAATACATAAACGAAAGGATGTGATGCCTGTCAATAATCTAACCATGATAGATGGAGGAAGGACGGGGATCACATTATCTGCCAGCTCGGGCTTATGAGCGATGTAAAGCATCTGGCTGAATCGGCTGGGTGCTTTTGTATTTGTGTGGAGGGAGTGGGGATATGAATACTTGTTTTAATTTTCGTCATGGATGTAATAAGTCGGCGATTACTGAATTTTGTCCTGAGTGCTTAATGAATGGCGGCATATACAGCAGAAGTATTAATAAGGTTGCGTTTATCAAAAGGCTCTATAACTCTATTCGTGTAATGACAGAACCCAACAAGACGAATGAACAGTACAGTAACTTACATTCTAATGGCTATATATTCAAATGGGTAGTAAAGCTAAGGGCTAAACGATGACCGAACTCTACATCATCACCAGTTCAATCCTAACCATCTGTATCGGCGTTCCTCTTCTCTTCTTATACATTCATATGAATCGAGATTGGAGGGATTGATGTGGAGGAACTAAAACCGGACAGTCCATATAAAACCGAGAAAGATAAGAAGCTATTCTACTGCAGCCCGAAGTGGGAGAAGCTTAGACTCATTGCTCTCAAGCGAGACAACTACGAATGCCAAGAATGCAAACGTCAGGGACGAGTCACTGTGGACTCCAAGAAGATTGCAGGCGAAAAGAAGAAGGTTCGAATGAATGTCCATCATATTAAAGAGTTGGAAGATTATCCGGAGCTTGCACTTGACCTCGATAATCTCGAGACGCTTTGCATTCGCTGCCACAACTCAACGCATGGCAAGGAGTTTAAGTTGAAGCGTAAAGAGAAGCGATGGCAGGATGAATGGTGGTAACAGTTCTTCTTAATAAATAAAAATAGATTTAATATATTATTTTATCCCCCCGCCCAAATTATTTTGCCTTATTTTTTTCAACAGGGAGACCGAGGAGGGGGAAAGCAAATTTCAGATTTTAGAGGAATTCGCGCAAGGTAATGAATTGGGAATTGGTTTCCAAATAGAAGGGTGGGATTTAGGTGGCTAAAACCAAACGCGAGACATTGAGAAAGAAAATCGAAACGGATTTAATTCAACAATTGAAGGAAAAAGAAATCACCGGAAGTCATTATTCTGACTTGATACAAGACTACTTGTCTTTGTGGGATTTGAAATGCGAGTTAATCGGTGACATTGAAGAGACGGGAATAAAGGTTCCTGGTATGCACGGGCCTAAATCCAACTCTTCTATAAATGATTTGCACAAGACAAACGACCGGATGATTAAAATTCTTGATGCATTGGGATTAAAAGCAGTTTCAACGGAAGACAATAAAGAGCCTCCAAAGAAACCGGCTAGTGGTCTCCTATGATTCATAACAAACATGTGGATGAATACATTCGCCTGTTTGAATCCGGTCAAATCGTTTTAAATAAAGAGCGCATCATGCTGCTGGAACACCTGCAGAAGAGGGTACTAAGCCGTGACGATATCTATTTCGACGAAGAACTAATTGAAAACTTCATAGCGTTTGCGGAGAAATATTATTTCCCCTTAGGTTCATTCCAAAAATTCATTGCAGCGTTTGTTTTCCTTTTCTACAAGGAAGATGACGCTGTTTTTTATGACCAATTTTTATTACTGATGGCTAGGGGAGCAGGGAAGAACGGATTTATATCGGTTCTCATTCATTTCCTAATAAGCCCTCTGCACGGTATTGAAAAATACAATGTATCGATTGTGGCCAACACCGAAAAGCAAGCAAAGATGTCTTTTGTGGAAGTCTACGACACGATTGAAAGTAAAGAAGGGTTAAGCGATTATTTTTATCCGACAAAGAAAGAAATAAAGAGCCTGGATACAAACAGCATCATTCAATACCACACCTCAAATGCTTCTTCTAAAGATGGTTTGCGCGACGGTGCGGTTATCTATGATGAGATCCACAGATACGAAACAGCAGAAACCGTAAACGTGTTTTCGAGCGGGCTCGGTAAAGTTCGGAATGCTCGTGAGTTTTTTATCGGGACTGATGGTTTTGTTCGTGAAGGTTTCCTGGACAAAACCAAAGAGCGCGCCATGAGCATTTTAAAGGGCGAGGAACCAAACGATACCCTTTTCCCTTTCATCTGTCGCATTGATGATATTAAGGAAATTGACGATGAAGAGATGTGGGAAAAAGCGAACCCAATGTTCAGTAAGCCGATGAGTCTTTATGGGAAGGGCTTGTTCAAGAAAGTACAAGCGCAGTACCGACAGCTTAAAAGTAATCCTTCAGGAAGAGAAGAGTTTGTTACAAAAAGGATGAACCTTCCAGAAATTGATTTAGCTAAAGATGTTGCGAGCCGGGAAGAAATTCTAGCGACAAATCGTTCAATGCCAGACTTGCGAAATAAAACTTGTGTAGCCGGTCTAGACTTTGCCTCTATTAAGGATTTTGCAGCAGTTGGACTTCTATTCAAAATCAATAATGAATATATATGGAAAACTCATTCATTTGCTCGGCAAGGCTTCTTGGACAACGTTCAAATGAAAGCGCCGATTAAAGATTGGGCTGAGCAAGGGCTATTAACAATTGTGGACGAACCGGTAATCGATGTTAAGCATATCGTGCAATGGTTTGTTGAGATGCGTGAATTATATGGAATTACAAGCATCATCGCAGACACGTTTCGTTTGGATCTAGTTAAAACTGCGCTTGAAAAAGAAGGCTTCCACATTCTCTATATTAAAAATCCGAAAGCGATTCACTCTCTCTTAGCTCCAAGAATCGAAACGCTATTCGCGAATAACCAAATTATTTTCGGAGACAATCCACTGATGCGATGGTACACGAATAACGTTTATGTCCACATCAAACCTGATGGGAACAAAGAGTATTTGAAGAAAGATCGTTTTATACGTAAGACAGATGGATTTCAGGCGTTCTTGCATGCGATGTGGCAAGCGGACAATTTGTTGGAAGAAGAAGTCGAATTCTTCCTAGCGGATATTAACTTTTAAGGGAGGTGATAAATATTGGGGTTTTTAGATGCTGTATTTAAAAGGAACAGTGAACTTGGTTTCATGTTCGATGTGGAGTTGCTGCAAGATACGTCGAAGCGAATCCACATGAAGCTGTTGGCAATCGAGATATGCGCTTCCTTTCTAGCCAGAACCATTAGTCAATCTGAGTTTCGGATAAGGGATGGAAAGAGTTTCGTAAAGGATGAATTATATTACCGTTTAAACGTGCGGCCGAACAAGAACATGACGTCTAGTACATTTTGGCATACGGTCGTAACGAAACAAATTCACGATAACGAATGCCTTATTATTCAAGGCGATGACGGTGATCTGTTAATTGCGGATAGTTTTGACCATAACGCTTATGCGGTTTACGAAGACACGTTTACTAACGTGAAAGTCAGGGATTACACCTTCGGCAGAAGTTTTAAACAAAGTGAAGTTCTACACATGAAGTATCGAAATGAAAACCTTTCGCCTTTAATTGATGGGCTGTTTGCGGATTACGGTGAATTGTTTGGTCGTATCGTAGCTTCACAAAAGAGGAAGAATCAGATTAGAGGAACGGTCGATGTGGATGCCCGAGTTGGTCAAAGCGAACAAGCGAGAAATCAGCTACAGGAATTCATTAATAAAATGTACAAGGCATTCAGCTCGCAAGATGTCGCCATTGTTCCACAGCAGCCAGGCTTTGAATATAAAGAATCAAATAGTGGAAGTTCAGGAGCTGGGCAAAGTGTAGACGAAATCAACAAAGTGACGAATGGTTTCTTAGATCAAATTGCAATGGCCATCGGCATACCCATTAGCTTGCTTCGTGGCGACATGGCAGATGTGGAGAAGCAAACCAAGAACTATATGATGTTTGCGGTTAATCCATTTCTTAAAAAAGTATGTGATGAAGGAAATGCGAAGTTTATTGAGAAACAAGAGTTTTTAAATGGTAAGCGAATCGAAGCGAAGACTATTTCTTATAACAGCTTATTCGACCTTGCCAATTCAATCGACAAACTTATTTCTTCCAGCGCATTCACCGGTAACGAAATTAGGGACGAAATTGGTTATGATCGGTCGGACGATCCGAAATTGGATACGCATTGGGTAACGAAGAACTACACAGAAACAAATTCAACCGGCGAAGGAGGTGAGAATGAGTGAGGAAGATTTCGAAAGAAGAGTATTTCAAAAACTTTAAAAACCAATCGCATATCGAGCAAATGAAAAAAGTCGAACGACAGTTTAAAGCAGTTAAAAACGAAGCAACTAATGCAACCGAATTAACGATTTATGGCGTTATCGGTGATTCATGGTGGGAAGATTCAGTTTCTGCAGCTGACGTTGACGAAGCGTTGCAATCAATCAGCGGTGATATCGTAATCAACTTGAACAGTCCTGGTGGCGATGCATTTGAAGGGATTGCGATTTATAATCGTCTGAAAAAGCATGATGGCAAAGTAACCATCAATGTGGACGGATGGGCATGTTCAGCGGCTTCTGTAATCGCCTGCGCAGCGGACGAACTATTTATGGGACTTGGCTCTATGTTCATGATTCACGAAGCCAGCACGATTGTATGGGGTTCTAAAACGGACATGCGCAAAGAGGCGGATGTGTTAGAGAGTCTTGAAGAAGGCATCATCGATATTTATATGACGAAAGCAAATGTGAGCCGAGAAGAAATTAAGAACATGGTTGATTCAGAAACTTGGTTCAGCGCACAGAAAGCGGTTGAAATTGGTTTTGCTGCAGGCACAAATGCTGCATCATCTATAACGGATGATGAAGAAGTAACTCAATTAAAAGCTCAAATGTCAGCTTTGAAAGACGAATTAGCACAACTGAAAAATGAAAATCAAAAGAAGCCCGAGCCTGTTAAACAAAACAGAGCAGCGAGGCTTTTTTAAATTAAAAAAAATGGAGGAATTAAACAATGACAATCAAATTTAATAAATCAGAAACATTCCAAAACGCTAAGCAGGCTTTGACAGCGGTACTTTCTAAAGAAGACGTGACTGAAAAAGAGACTACAGAAGCTTACGAAAACTATTTCAATGCGTTGCAAACTGAGGTGGCTACTGCCATCACAAAAGAAGTGAACAACGAAATGTTAGATCGCTCAATTCTCCAACAACGCGGTCAGAACGTTTTGACTTCGGAGGAAACAAAATTCTTTAATGAAGTTGTAGTATCAGGCGGTTTCTCTGACGATTCTATCCTTCCTGTTACTACTCAGGAACGTGTATTTGAAGACTTGGTAAAAGAGCATCCGTTACTTGACGCTTTAGGTTTGCAGGATTTAGGAGCAGTTACACGATACATTGACGCTGATCCGACTAAGGCTTATGCATGGGGACCACTGTTTGGTCCGATTGCAGGACAAGTTGCTGCAGCATTCAGCGAACAAACAATTACTCAATTAAAACTTACTGCTTTCGCTGTTATCCCTAACGATATGCTAGAACTTGGACCTGTGTGGATTGAACGTTATGTCCGTGCTTTGCTTGTGGAGTCTTACTCTACTGGATTGGAATTCGGATTTGTTAATGGATCAGGAGTAAATCAACCAGTCGGTTTATTGAAAGACGTGAATAGCGACACGGGCGCAATCACAAATAAAGTTTCTTCAGGGACTTTAACGTTCGCTCCTTCTGAATATGGCGAAATTGTACAAGGTGAACTTTATAATGTGGTAAGTGCTTTGTCTACAAACGAGAAAGGTGAAGGACGTAAAGTGGCCGGAAAAGTCGTTATGGTTGTAAATCCTGTTGATGCGATTGGCGTACAGTTCCGTAATACGATTCAAACTGCAAACGGTCAATGGGTTACCGCGATGCCTTTCAACATTCAAGTAATTGAATCTGAGGAAGTACCAGCTGGAAAAGCAATCTTCTTTGTGAAAGGCGAATACCTAGCTGTTATCGCTGGCGGTTACAAATTGAAGAAGTTCGATCAAACACTTGCGATTGAAGATGCGACTCTATACACAATCAAGCAATTTGCAAACGGCAAACCAAAAGATAACAAAGCGGCTCTTGTTTACGACTTGGATATCAAATTTGGTTTTGCTGCTGATGCACCAACAGGCTAAGGAGGGGATTTAAATGGCAAAGTTTAAAGTGAAGAAAACCTTTAAAGACATCCACACGAACGAAATCTACAAGCCGAATACTGAAATCGAAATGACTGTAAAAAGAGCCGAAGAGGTAGAAAAAAACCTCGACGACTCTTTTTTAGTTCGGGTCGACACGCCGGATAAAAAAGAAAAGTAGGTGATTGAATGGCAATCACACCTGAAATTTTAACTGAGTTTAAAGAGAGAATGCGGTTGAGTGATGATGAAGATAATAACTTAACCCGCATTCTCAGCGCTTCTGAAAAGGCTCTGATTAGAGCCTGTGGAAGCCATCACATCAATGCCGATGAAACGTTCAAAGAATTAGTTTTTGAGCGTTCACGGTATGTCTATAACGATGCCTTAGAATACTTCAATGAAAACTTTTCTAGTGAAATTAATAGCCTTAGCATTACGAAGGCGATGGAAGAAATAGAAGGTGAAGCCGATGCAACCGTTTAAATATCAGCCTCCTATTAATTCTGGCCAATTCCGGAATCGTATTTCCATTTACGGTCCAACAATTTCGAAGGATGAACTTCACCAAGAAGTTGAAACATTTGGAGAAGTCGCAAAGGCATGGGCCATGATTAAAACGACGCAAGGGCGCGAAATCATGGAACCGGCAAATGCTGCCGAATATTCGACAAGATTCGTCATTCGGTTTTCAGCTTCTTTAAATGAATTGTTCAAAGCCGATTCTACGAGATTGGAAATTCATTACGATGGAATGATTTATGACGTTGAAAGCATCATTAACGACGATGAAGCTGATAAAACGTTCACGATTGTTTCGAAAGGGCGTGCTTAAATGGCAAACAGCCCAAATGATTTAACCACACTTCTTAACAGACAGCTTGCTTTATATGCTGATGACATTGTGGCGGATGTAGAAGAAGCTGTAAAAGAGGTTTCCCAAGAAGGCGTAGATAAGTTGAAGGCGAGAAGCCCGAGATTTACAGGGAGTTACCGAAAAGGCTGGCGTGTGAAGAAAGTAAAGAAAAAGTATGTCATCCACAATAAGACAGATTACCAGCTTACCCATCTGCTCGAAAAAGGGCACGCTAAGGTCGGTGGCGGGCGAGTGGCTCCTAAGCCACACATTGCCCTTGTGGAGCAAGAACTCATCGAGGAATTGCAACGCAGGGTGATCGAGGCGGTGGATCGATGACGCTAATCGATTTAGCAAACTTACTTTCCAGACTAGGTTATCCGTTAGCCTATTCCCACTTTAAGAGTGAGCAGAAGCCGCCATTCATTGTTTATCTGGTAACAAGCGGAGATTCTTTCTCCGCAGATAATACGGCGCTTCATGAAAGCGCGGATGTGGATATCGAACTCTATGTAGATACAAAAAATCTAACGCTGGAAAATCAAATAAAAACGTTATTAAAACAAAACGAACTCCCCTTCTCTTATGCAGAAACCTACATAAAAGAAGAGGGAGTTTTTAAATGCACATTTTCCATCCAATTAATATAAACGGAGGTTTTAAGAATGGCTCAAAACAAAGTAAACTTTGGTATTAAAAACGTGCATTATGCACTTGCAACAGAAGGAGAAAACGGAGCATTAACTTACGGGGCACCTGAGCGGTTGCCTGGCGCTGTTTCCTTGAATTTAGATCCTAAAGGAACACAGTCGGATTTTTACGCAGATGACCGTAACTATTACACAACTTCAACGAATAGCGGCTATGACGGCACAGTAACTATGGCAAACTTGACCGAAGAATTTAGAACAGACGTCTTAGGTGATGTATTAGAAGATGGGATTCTTACGGAAAATGCGAACGCGAAGCCGAAAACAGTAGCGCTTTTGTTTGAATTTGATGGTGATGTAAAAGCTACTCGTCACGCATTGTATAATGTCACGCTTGCGCGCCCAGGCTTATCCGGTGAAACAAAAACCGAATCCGCAGAACCAGGCACGCAGGAATTAACGTTTGTGGCAGCGCCAGACATTAATGGTGTTGTGAAGCGTTCAACTACTTCTCAAACCACTCCGGAGGTTTATGACGCTTGGTACACTACTGTTTTCACGAAAGTTGCGGTGGGATAATTGGAAAAAACAATCACAATTGACGGCAGACAGGTGGCTTTTAAGTCATCTGGCGCTCTGCCGAAACGTTATAAAATGCAGTTTGGTCGGGATTACTTCTCGGATATGTTAGCGATGAAGAGTATGAGCGAAGAGATTGTGGATGGTAAAGGGGAAATGCAAAGCGTTAACTTTGATTTGTTTTACGATATTGCATGGACACTAGCAAAAACAGCTGACAGTTCAATCCCTGATCCAGTGTCTTGGCTAGACGAATTTGACGTGTTCCCAATTGCTGATATTCTTCCACAGATCCAAGAACTGATTACGGCTTCCATTTCCTCTAACAACGCTAAAAAAAAGTAGGAAACGGTACTAAGTCATCTGGCGAAGCGATGACCACAGAAATGTATTTATTGCTTACTAAGGACGCCAAACTACAATCGGATGATTTGGAAACAATGACAGTCGGCATGGTTCTCGATTATGTGGACTATTACTTTGAAATAAAACATCCAAAAAAAGAGAAAGCAAGAACAGCGAGTCAGGCTGATTTTGATAGCTTCTAACTTTGAACACTTACTTCTTGAAGTAGGTGTTTTTATTTTTGCTCGAAAGGGTGTGAGGAAATAGTGAAAATACAAGGCATCACAATTGCTCTTGGAGCCGATGCATCAGGCATTGAAACGGCTTTGTCGGATGTGAACAAAGCATCAGGGAAGACGAGCAAGGAACTGCAGCAGATTAATAAAGCGTTGAAGTTCGATCCAGACAATGTCAATCTTCTGCAACAGCGCTTTGATGTACTACAGGACGCGGCCCGTAACGCGGCGGCAAAGTTGGATACTTTGCGACAGGCCCAGGCGGAAGTGGACCGTCAGTTTGCGGCAGGGGAAATTGATGATTCCCAATTCCGGGCGTTTAATCGAGAAATCGAAATGACCGAGGGCTTGCTTCGAAATCTGCAGAATCAGGCTCGGCAAACTGATCTTAGAATCAACCCCACTGTGGATACGAGCGACCTTCAAAATGCTGAGCAGGACATTGAAGATTTAGGCGACGCTGCTGAGCAAGCAGGGGATCGAATTACTCAAGCTCTGGCAGGCGCAGTAGCTGGGATCGGACTTGCGGGTATCGCTGAAAACGGACTGGCTGAATCGGATTTGCAAGCAAAGATCAATATCACGTTTGATGTGCCGGAAGATTCGAAACAAAGCGTTCGGGAAGCATTGGCGGAGGTTCAAGCCTATGGTGTGGACGGAGAAGAAGCTTTAGAAGGCTTGCGTAAACAGTGGGCTTTAAATAAAGATGCTTCTGACGAAAGCAATCGCTCAATCGTAAACAGCGCAGCGGCTATCGCCAGTGTCTATGGTGATATCGACTTTAAAGAATTGATTCAAGAAACGAACGAAATCGGAAAAGAATTAGAAGTTTCTGATGAGGAAGCTTTAAATCTTGTGAATTCTTTGCTGAGAATCGGATTCCCGCCGGATCAACTAGATATTATCGCTGAATATGGCGGGCAACTACGGCGTGCCGGTTATGAAGCTAAGCAGATTCAAGGAATCATGGCGGCAGCTGTCGGTACGGGAAGTTGGAATATCGACAACTTGCTTGACGGTTTAAAAGAAGGACGTATTCGCGCCACTGAAATGGGCGAGGGGTTATCTGAGGCAATGAAAGATAGCCTGAGAAAAGTCATGGGTCCAGTCAAGAAAATGAGTGACGAACAACTCCAAGCGATGGAAGAAGGACTGGAAAAGCAAGAAGGAGCTTTGTCTAAATCGCTCGACGCACAATACGAATCGACTGAAAAAGGTTTTGAAAAACAAGTGGAAGCTATGTCCGATTCGATGGATGAACAGTATGAAGCGGCTGTGGACTCGTACGACCGACAACGAGATGCGTTGGAAGATTCGCTAGCCGATGAATTAAAGTCATTCGAGAAAGCTGCGACTCAACGTATCAAGTTAATTGATAAAGAGTATATGGAAAAAATGAAGCTGATTGATGAAGACCGTTATAACAAACTCAAAGCGATTGACGATGAAATTAATGGACTAAGAGCCTTGACGGAAGCTGAAAATAAAGCTGCTAAAGATCGTGAGAATGCTGAGAAGCGTGCCGAACTTAATGCGGATATCGCAAATCAGCGAACGAAAAAAGGACGCCGGCTGGCCACTGAGAAGCTCAATGAATTTGAAGCGAAATTGCGCGCCGATCAAGTCCAAGAAGAACGTGATGCCGAAATTGAAAGCTTAAAAATCCGCAAAGACGGCATAAATGAGGCAGCGGACGAAAAGAAAGAAGCGCTTAAATCAGAATACGACCTATTGAAAGAGCGAGCAACACAAGAGATTGAGGTCGGCAAAGAAACGCTGAAAGAACGGCAGTCACTAGAATTAGAAGCCTTTGATAAAAGGAAAAAGGCTAGTCTTGAAAACCTGCAGGAAATTAACAGCAGGGAATTGGATGCGCTGAAAGAACGCCAAGAAGCACAGTTGAGCTTGATGCAAGAAGCCAATGCGAAAGAGCTAGAAGCTTTCCAAAAAATGAATGATGAAAAAATGGAGTTGGCCAAGAACCCTCCAGATTCAGCAGCATTTGTGGCTATGGAAAAACAATTGGTTGCATGGGGCAAGGCAATCGCCAGTGGTACGGATCCTAAAGCCTTTGAGGAAATGACTAAATGGTTGAACGGTATTGAAGATGCGACTCTGCGTAACACTTTAGGAGTCGGTATATTCGGCACCATCTGGGAAGATCAAGGCGAGAACATTGTTGAGTCCATTCTAGGTGCAGATGAAGCGCTAGTTAAGTTAAGCGAAAGCGAACAGAAAGCAAAAGACGTAGCAGACTCAATGGATGCTTCGGCACTCAAGAAAATGAATGAAGCGATACAAAGTATGATGGTTGAACTTGCGCCATTACTTACATTCATAGCTGGTATCATCGGTAAATTTGCTGAGTTTGTCGTTGCGAATCCAGCGATTTCAGCGGCATTTCTAGCAATCGCAGTGATTATCGGTACACTGGCCGCAGCATTTATTGCACTAGGTCCAGCCATAGCGGCAATTCCTGCTATATTACCAATACTTACAGGTGCCTTTGCTGCGTTGAGTGGTGTTTTTGCGACAGTCACAGCGGCACTTCCGGCAATTGGGGCGGCCATCGCTGCTATCGCGGCACCGGTAGCCATTGCCATTGCAGCAGTATTAGCTTTAATCGGCATCGTCGCATTGATCGTGAAAAACTGGGAACCAATCAAAGAGTTCTTTTCGAATCTGTGGGCGAATATAGTCGAGATTTTTATCAACACAAAAGACGCCATTTTCGAAGTGGTAGGAAATTGGATTTCAGGAATCAAAACAAGATTCACCGAAATGAAAGACGGAGCCATTGGCATATTTGAAAGCCTGTCCACAGCTGCGGGAGTCGTGTGGAGGGCAATGAAAGAAGTCCTAATGAAACCCGTAAATTCGATTAAGGACGCTATTACAGGTGTATTTGAGACAATTTCAGATACACTCACAGGCATCTGGGACGGCATTACAAATAAAATAAAAGACTCCATTAATTTCATCATCGAATTAATCAACGATTTCATCGGCGGCATGAACACGCTCAAGATTCCTGACTGGGTTCCGGCCATCGGTGGTGCAGGTGTAGACATTCCATCCATTCCAATGCTTGCAAAAGGCACGGAGTATTTCAAAGGCGGCCCTGCAATCGTCGGAGAACGCGGTCCAGAGCTTGTGGATATGCCGAGAGGTGCGAGGGTAACATCGAATGATAAACTGGCCGGCATGGGCGGCACAACGATTACCGGCAATAACTTTATTATCCGAGAAGAAGCAGACGTGAAACGCGTCGCAAGAGAATTGCACAATTTAGCACAAGTAGAAATGAGGGGGAGATAATGGCGATTCCAGGAATAACATTCAACGGCGTCCACAGTAGTACGTTACCGATTGTCATGCTTGATAGTCGCCGGCCCCTCTTTGCTCAGCCGAAAGATACCTATGTGGATATTCCGTTTCGGAGTGGGAGCGTACTGGTATTTGATCCAAGCTTTAATGATATCGAAGTAGAAGTGGATTTTTTGATAAAGACTCCAGCAAATTCCACTGTTTATAAAGAAGCGCGGAGAATTGCTCAATGGCTGACAACCCATGAAACACGGCGGCCATTGGTTTTTGATGACGATCCAACATTTACTTATCAAGCGAAAGTAAGCAACAGCATCGATTTAGAGCGTGTGGTTGAGTGGGGAACATTTACCGTTGTCTTCCGTTGCTTGCCGCATACACAGGAGGTATGAGCATGAGCAATTGGGACGGCGGTAGAACGTTTATCACGATTCGAGATAATGATACGTATGAGGAATTAGGCGTTGCCTATGATCTTATGAACACGAGTATTTACGAAGAAATTAATAACAAATTTACATTGGATTTTAATATACTTCCTTATTTCAACGTGTACCGAATCATGCATCCGAATTTTGTGGAATTGAACGGAAACTATTTTCGTATCCGGCGTATCGAGAAAAAACGAACCAATTCATTAATGATGGCCATCAGCTGTGAGCACATTTCTTATGAATTGAATAATCCCTACGAATTAGATGCAGCCAATGAAGATATTGAGTTGCCGGATGATTATCCATACGAAGGAACGCCGAGAGAAATTTTGGAAGAAATGTTACAGGGAACGCGTTTTTCTATTGGCGCCGTCCACTTTAATCAGTCGGTGCAATTTACTTCAAAGCCAATGGGAACACGAAGCATGATTATTGGTTTAGCCAACGAAATCGGCGCAGAGGTAGTATGGGATAAGTTTACGATTTCATTAGTTGCAAGACGCGGCGCAGACCGAAACTTATCATTTGAAGTCGGAAAGAATTTGCTTAGCATGACAGAAGTTTATGAAATCCATGCGAATGGTGCATATAATCGTTTCTACGATGTGGATGTAATTGATTTGTCCCGGATTAAAGACGAAAATGCGCAGCAGGAACTTTATGATATTCAGTTAGGCGATACCGTCACACTGATTGATGAACAGTTCAATATAAATATCAGTCAACGTGTGGTTAGTCATGAAATTGATCCATTTAGAAAAGAATTGCCGAAAATCCAATTGGAGCATGTTAGAAAAAGCATTACCGGCACGATTGCCGATGTTTCTTCTTCAATTACTGATTTGAAGCGCATGAAACCTGTACAGGGTGGAGGTGGATCGTCGGAGGTCGTGATCGATTTCGTTCCAGCTAATTTCAGTGATCCTATCATTAATTGGACTGACGCACCAACAGACCTTTCTAAATTAGTAAGACTAAGGGTAGTTTCAGAAGATTATCCGGTAACCGTTACAGGACCGTCAAATTTAATTGCTGGATTAAAAATTTTAGGTGAAGCATCAGAACCGACTACGCTTCAAGGTGGGTTGTTAATTGAGGTAGATGGTGTGGTAATGCCATTAAATAATTCTTTTGTAAATACGACTCTAAATCCAGGATTCAATACTATTGGATTTCCGTTTTCTTTTCCTTATTTCGATGAATCTTATAAAGGGAAAGACATTTTTATTTACATGCAATTAATCATTTCAGCCGGGACATTAAGAATTTTAAAGATGGGAACATCTATGTATTTAAAAGGACCCAATTTAATTGTTAGTGAACCAACCAATTCTTAAACAGAAAGGAAGTGCACCAATGGCAGAAATCAATGAAAGTAAACTGATCCGTGATGCGCTGGGTTCACCAATCCCGCAATATTGGGATGAAGAGAGCGAAGTGTATATCGCAAATACAGTCGATGGCAGCGAAATCGATGTGGATTTCAGCAAGAAGAAATTATTGCGTGATAAATTAGGCAGCCCGATTCCACAGCAAGCATGGGACCCTGCTGCAGGCAAATTTGTACCTGGCGGACCATCCACAGGAGTTGCCGGTGTTCAGTCGATTAATGGTAAAACAGGGGCGATTAGTGGCATTGCTGAGGAGAAGGATTTGCAAGAAGTTTCTCGGCAGTTGGCAGACAATGTAAAACAAGTTGATTTTGTTTCCTTGCTCAAAGATCATAATGTAACTGCTGATAACATCTATGCTCGTGTATTAGGGGAAAAGAACATAGAGGTTGTTGTCCCGTTCAAGGGGAATCAAGCCGCGACTTATGGATTTCGCAAACCTCCGATTGCGAATGAAGAATACATCCTATTCCAAGAGGCATTTGTCAGTGAGATTTCGAAAAGCAAAACCACAGTTAACAACAGCGTTGTGGCAAGAAAGGATTTCGGAGAAAGAACCGGCTCATGGTATGATCAGCTACTTGGCAGCACACTACCCAATGCCAATAACTATACGAGTGTCGTTGGGGCAACCATGACAATTAGGTTCACTGGAGACAAAATCGAGTTCAACACCTCCAAAAGAAACAACGGTGGGGTTTGGAAGTTCGTGTTGGATGGAAATGAAGAAAATGCCGTCTTGGTCAGCATCTACAATCCCACAACGATAAATAAAGTGACCATCCCGATTTTTGAAAACCTGCCCGTTGCAGAACATACAGTTGTGGCAACTTTCATAGGGGACGATCCGGCTAATCTGCCGAGCGGCGGAGCTGGAACTTCACGAGGTTGGATATTGTATAGCAGTGAGGGGAAGTATGACGAATACACTTTTACCACTAGTGAATTAAACGAAGAGGAAGGCACGACAATCTTAAACACAAAAAAGTTTGATGTCCTTCGAGACAACAGTAACAAAGAGTTCGCGGTTCGTGTCAAGCCTAACGGAACTTCCTTGACAACAGAATTTGTTCCTGGGCATGTTACGACAGCGACAGCGTTCGCGCTAGATCAGCGAATTTTATTTGATGGGATTGAGATGAAAGACTGGACTCCTGATGCATTTAAGGAAGTTCAAAGCGTACAAATCATTCAAAAAATGAAGGGCATCCATCCGCAGGATACTGCCAACCCATTAATGGAAATTTATTCGACTCACACCGTCACATCAAAAGGAGTGTCTGTTAAAATAAAAATCAAGTTCTTGCGAGAACTCTTCTGTTCAACTGGATATGGCATGATGTTCCCCGTGAAAAACAGTTTTGCAAATAAACTCCATACGAGCTTAGGGAATACGTACTTAACGGAAAAGACAGATGGAAGCATCACAAATTTGGTTGAAGATGATAAAGCCATCAGTTACCTTTATCTAAATGAAAAAGGTGTTAGTGGCGAGCGGGATATTGTTGCTGCTATGACAATCCAAAACCCATTCGAAAGTTTCCGATTAGGAAAGACAGACCGTGCAAATCCCGTAGTTTGGTTGCAGCACCGCGATACTGATATTCAAAAACTCTATACGCAACCTTACTTCAACGCTGTGATTCCGTCAGGCGATACTTTTGAAGTCGGCGGGAATTTCTTTATTGGGTCGCTACCTTATGCAGCCGAAACGTTGTTATAGAGAAAATTTAGGGATGCGACCATTGATGACATTTTCAATAAAATGCAACAAATGCGGCAATGTGGTTAACGAATTGGTGGAGCAAGAAGAAATTTATTCTGATGGTGAAACCTTATCTGACAGTAATTCTACCATTACAGTTAGCAGCATCGCAGGATACCACTTTACTTCTAGTATTGAGATATCCTGCAAATGCGGAAATACTATGTAGACGGACCAAACTACCGAGTAAAAATAATTTCAAAATCTTAGCAGGACTCCTTCCTCTTTTGCCGAATATTGGTAATGGGATGAGGGGGTGAAAATATGGGTTTAACTGAAAGCCAAATGCTAAGTTATTTAGAAGATACGGATTTAAATGAAGATACTAAAAGAGCTATAGTTAACTTAATCAGAGCGAATAACAAAGAAATTGAGAAATCTATGCCACAAGATTACGTTAAAAAATATAGCGATTTCAGAAGAGATAAGGGAATGAGATAATCTAAACCGAAGAGTGTCCACACGGGCGCTCTTTTTCTATGCCAAGAAAGGAGTGAGCAACATGTTCAAACGAAAGCAGGAAGCTATACCCGTCGTCGAGGTTGGGTTATCCATCCTTTCTCTATGCCTGGCATTCGTGTTTTTCGGCAGTCCGCAAATGTTTGACCGGCTGCCATCTACTTATGAATTTTTTAAAGCCCTGGCACCGGAATGGGGCTGGGCAATATTCTTCTTAGTGGCTGCTTCTTTAAAGTTACTGGGGATTGCAACGAAACAACGAAATATACGAAAGGCGGGACTGATCGGTTCCACTATCATCTATGGATTAATTGCAGCTGCGTATTATTTGGGGACTGGATTGTTCAGTATCGGCTTCTTTACGTACGCAGTGCTGTCGTTTATAGCGCTTTTTTCCGTACGGGAGGTTGATTTTTTAAATGGGGAATGATCAGGGGACAGGCTATGCTGTGCTAGATTTGAGAATGGGAGAGGCAGAGAAAGACATCAGAGAGTTGCGGGATGACTTGCGAAACCACATCAACCAAAACGATGACGAGCACAAGAAAATGCAGGCGAGCATCGCAGAAAGCAATTTGATGGTACGAGAAATTAATTTTTCAACCAAACAAGCAGCTACTGATATTAATGAAATGAAACAAAACTCTAAAGAGTCCACAGATCGAATCGAAAAGAAATTGGAAGCTCTGGGTGCCAAAACCGACAAAGAAAGCGGATGGCGTGCCATTATCATGGACATGATCAAGATTATTTTCTTACTAATCGGATTCATCGCTACAGGTAAATGGATTTTATAAAAGGAGGGAACAAAATGACGGCAGACAAACTAAAACAATATATCGGATTTATCGGGGGTGCTCTTGGGGGCATCCTTTTATTTTTGCAGGCGCTAGGAGTCGAGCTAGCGCACTTTAACAATGAATCGATCAACGCCTTTACTGAAATGCTTTTAACATTTGTGCCACTAATCCTGGTCGGTTATGGCGTGTGGAAGAATCAATATTTAGTAACAAAAAAAGCGAAGCAACAGGAGTATATTTTGAAAAGAAATGGAGTGAAGTAGCATGACTTACACGATTATCGATAAGTTCATTCCTACATCAAAATACGCCATTAAAGCACCTTATTCTATGAATCCTGAAACCATTACCATCCACAACACCTGGAACGATGCAGCTGCTTTATCAGAAGTGACTTACATGACCAGTAATGCAAATCAGGTCTCCTACCATGTTGCTGTGGACGATAAGCACGTAGTCCAAGCCATTCCTTTCTCTCGTAACGCATGGCACGCAGGGGATGGTCAGGGAGCAGGGAACCGCAAGTCCATCGGTATTGAAATCTGCTACAGCAAAAGTGGAGGAGCGAAATATACGGCGGCAGAAGAAAATGCGATTGATTATGTTGCACATATTTTAAAAGACAAAGGTTGGGGAATCGACCGTGTGAAATGGCACAAGGACTGGTCTGGTAAGAATTGTCCGCACCGCATTTTAGAGGAAGGACGCGCAGCTAGCGTTCGAAATAGAATCGTCAAGCGGCTGCAAAAATTGAAGTCTGGAGGCGTTACAGCTTCCGTGCCGCCTGTAAGCGAACGTGGCTATCTGATGGAAGGCGATTCTGGCGCAGAAGTGAAGAAGCTGCAGGAAGACCTGAATCAAGCCGGATTTAAATTAACTGTGGATGGCATTTTCGGTGAAGGCACAAAAGAGGCTGTCTTGAAGTTTCAACTCCGCACCAATTTAGAACGAGACGGCATCGCAGGCGCATCCACAAAAGCGAAACTTGCTGCAGTGATCGCCCAGCAGCCGAAACCAAAGGAGGAAGTAAAAGTGGCAGAAGAATATAAAAAGGACGCGCAACCGTCGAAGTCATTAGCTCCGGAATATAAGGAAACTGTAAAAGCCGGCATCACCGATGGAACTTATCCGCAGCGACCAGCTACCCGTGAAGAAGTGGCTGTTATGGTTTACCGGGCTTTTAATAAAAAGCAATAATATGCTATAATATAAGTACAGGATATATACACCTAGCGATGTACGTATTACTGTTTACGGGTAGTTTCTTACCGGTGTGCGCACACAAAGAAACGGTTTCGGATTGCTTCCTCGGTTTTGCCTTAAAACCAAATCGGCTGGTATAAAACTATGGCGAAAGCCCATTAAAAAAATCCTTTAATGGACAATCTTAAAAAATCAAAGAGTATACCGCAGTTACCTTAATTGGGCTGCGGTTTTTATTATTACATCTTGTCAAACACTATATAGTATAAGCCCTCCTGCTACGGAAATAGCGAGAGGGCTTTTTTTTATTCTGGCTTAGCTTGCAGTGCCATTGTATCTGATTCCGCATCGCCTTGGTATAAGTAATAAATGCCATTCAACGTATAGGAGGTTTCCTGATCCAGCATATTGCTTTGACCGTTAATGCCGAGTTTGTCTAATATCGTCATTTTCTGCGTGATACTTAATGAAGGATCTACACTTTCAATAAGGCTTTCAAAAGCTGCCATTACTTCTTTATTCTTAACTAGCAATGCGGCTCCCGAAGCGACCGTATTTACCTTAACGATTTCCTTATTATCATTTACGAACATGAAAGCATAAATGCCATCTGTCAAAGTTATATTATAGCGATTCTCTTCATATTCACGCTGCCATTTAGCGATTTCGAAATTCTTGCTACTAAGTGATTCTTTCAAAGCAACTTCGTAATTTTCCACTTTAAAACCAAACGTTTTCTCTTCCTCTTCGCTATTTACTGAACAGCTAACTAAAACCACCACTAACAAAACGATCACAAAAATCAAACCAAAGCATCCGATACCACAACCTTTTAGCGCCTTTTTGCTTTTATCATCCAC